TATTCACCCTTTTGCACTTTCTTAAATACATCACTTTCCGGGTCACATTTGATAGTCACCAGCCACTTGTCATCCGTCACATGAGATTCCACCACAGCAGCTCCATTGGGCTTGATGTTGTGCTCATCATCGATATTAAAGTTATTGCCTTTCATCAAAAACTCATGCGCTGCTTTGCGGATAGTTTCGATGTCTGCCCAGTCGCCCTGTGTATCAAGCTCATTTGCCTTATACACAACGCCCTCAATCAGTCCCTGCGGATCATGCTTCAGTATTTTTATCGGCTTGGTGAGGTTATATTTGTCAGCCGCCTTATAGATTATATCCTGGCGGTTGGCTGGACTCTTCACCAAACTGATAAAAGAAACTCCCAGCTTCGTAAGCTTAGGCATATCGTCCTCCTTTGTGATCGGTCACTATCACTTTTTCTATGCCAAAACATAATTTATTCAATTCACCCCTCAAGAACTTTCTTGCTATATATAGCAATCATGCTACATATAGCACAAAAGTTATTGATCTATCACAATTTTTATTCATTTTTTACCCAGACAGAGGCAGGTCTCAATAAAATCTATGCGGTCACAATGACCTGCTCCTGTCTTTCCGGGACCCCCTGGGAGCGGAAAGCTCCAGCTTTTCGATTTCTCCAGTTACGAGTTCCCAATCATGGATAAAAGGAGCAGAATATGAACTATGATCTATGCTATGCCAAAGTGATGAAGCATGAAGGCGGATACGCCAATAACTCTTTAGACTACGGCGGAGAAACCTATTGCGGGATAAGCCGCCGCTTCTTTCCACACTGGCAGGGATGGGGATATATTGATCACCTCATAGACACCTATGGCGAAATAAAGCATAATACCATCATCCCCGAACTGGCACCCACTGTAAAAAAATTCTACCGCAAGCAGTTCTGGAACAATATACAGGCTGATCACTTTGCCGATCAATCCCTTGCCTGCACCGTGTTTGACACTGCCGTAAATTGCGGAATAGCTGCTGCCGGCAGATTCCTCCAAAAAGCTCTTAATGCCTGCAATAACCGGCAAAAAATTTACCCGGACCTGATAGTGGACGGAGCTATCGGAAATAAAACGATTGCTGCTCTAAATAGTGCAGTTAAGGCAAACCGTGCTCATATCGTTCATAATGCTTTCACCTGCCTCCGCGGCTGCTACTACCTGGATATCATGCAAAATGATGAATCCCAGGAAGCCTGGGCGTTTGCCTGGCTGAATAGACTCTGGATCAGTGAAACCAAAATTAACTAAAACTCCTGCACCAATCAGCGGGATCATCTCAGAATACACGGTCTCCACGCTAAGACCATATCAAAAAAAGTTTATGCTGGACCCCGCCAGATACCGCATCGCCAATAAATCACGCCAGATAGGTTTTTCTTTTCTGATTGCTCTGGAGATGATCATCGGCAGCCTGCTGCGTGGCAAAAACCAGCTTATCATCTCTGCCAGTCAGGAAAATGCCTTCATCGTGCTGGATCATGTGCGCACCCATCTTAAGGATATGAAGATTGCTGCCCTTAATGATACTGCCTCAGAGATCATTATGCCTAATGGCAGAGTGATCAAAGCCCTGGCTACCAATTGGAAGACTGCCCGTGGCTTTGCCGGTGATGTTTATTTTGATGAATTTGCTTTTATGATCCACGATACGGAAGTATGGAAAGCCCTCGTACCCGCTATTACAGCAGCAAAAGGAAAGATCACTGTGATCTCCACACCCAAATCCCGCATCGATAAATTCTGGCAGATATGGGATAATAACGAAGCCTTCTCTAAGCACCAGATCACTATCCATGATGCCAAAAAGCAGGGTCTGGATGTGGATATTGATGAGCTCAAAGCTCTCTTTTCTCCCGAAGAATTTGCCATGGCATACGAGTGCCTGCCCCTGGATACTTCAGAATCTTATATCTCATATAATCTCATCGAGCCCTGCATTCAGTCTCATTTAATTTCTCAAACTCCCAATCTTTTTGCTGCCGATATCGGTCGCGTTAAAGATGAAACTGCTATCATCGGAGGCTCCAGAATAGACAATATTCTCTCCATTTCTCACGTCTCTGACCTCAAAAAAACATCATTCCACAACCAGAAAATGGTGATAACCGATCTCATCAAAAAGAATAATGCTGCTATATTCGGCATTGATAAGGGAGGGATTGGCTACAATCTCTGGGAAGACCTTTCCTATATGTTCCCCTCTGTGATCCGCGGCTACTCATTTGCTCCGGCTGTCAAAGAAAGACTCGCCAAAAAGACCCGCCGTGCCTTTGAAGAAAAACACCTCTCCATTCCCAATAATCCCTCTCTTATCAACCATATCCTATCCATAAAGCGCTCGGCAAACCGCACTAATATCTTCTCCTATAATGCCGAAGCAAATGACCACCACGGCGATAAGTTCTGGGCTCTTGCCATGCTCTGCGATCTCGCCGCTAATTCCAGGAAAATTGAAAATGTTAGAATATTCTAAACCCGGGAGCTGCGACGTCCTCGTCGTAGTATTCCCCTGGGAACGGAAAGCTCCAGCTTTCCGATTCTTCCAGTCACAAGTCACCAGTCACGGCGACGAAGGAGCAAAAAATGAACCTCATTAAATCAGCCAAAGTATTCATCTCAAAGGCAGATAAAAAGTCAAAAGACTTAGACGGCTCGGCTGCCGGCACATATCAATATCCTTTTGAAATAGGCGAGCTCACCCTCAAATACATCGGCAATCCCTATCATAATCAGTGCATAGATATCAAAGCTATGAACATCTTAGGCGAAGGGCTGCCGGAAACATTGATGACTATTTTGGAATCCATCACGCCGCAGGATAGCGCCTATATGCTGCTGCACAAAACCATTCGTGATCTGGAAATCTATGGCAATGCCTTCTGGGAGATTGTTGCCAGCCCCACTCAGATCTTTCATATCCCAGCTCAAACCATGACCAAAACCTATAAAGGCTACCGCCAGCAGGTGAATACCGATACTGTGGATTTTCTCCCGGAAAATATCTTTCACTTCAAGTATGCCTCGCCACTTTCCACCATCTATGGTGCTCCCGGATACCTGCCCATATTGCCGGTTATGAGGCTATATCACAAGATCATCCGCTACAACGAACAGTTCTTTGCTAATAATGCTATCCCGGATATGGCTATTGTAGTGGAAGGTGGAGAGATTGCCGGTAATGCGCTCTATAATATCCAAAGCTTTTTCAGGCAAAAATTTGCCGGCTACGAAAATGCTCACAAAGTGCTGTATCTCCCTGTGCGGGACGGCATGAATGTGAAATTTGAAAAGCTGCAAACAGACCGCAAAGACGCCAGCTTTATGGAGCTTATGAAGCAGTGCATCACAGATATCATCGCCTGCCACGGCGTGCCGCCACGCCTCATATCAATCGTTAACCAGTCCCAATTGGGTGGCTCCGGTGAAACTGCCGGGCAAATGGACATCTTTAATAAGTGCATCATCTCACCCAAACAAAAAATATTCTCCGGTCTTCTGGAAGAAATGAATAAACTGCACCACATCTTCCCTGATAACGCAGATTTCACGCTCACACCCATTGAATACACCCAGCAGCAGAGTGATCTGGATAATCTTCTCAGGAGGGTATAACCAGGGAACTGCCCTGGGAACGGAAAGCTCCAGCTTTTCGATATTTAATAAGGAGCAAAAATGGCAAAACCATATTTCACCGAAATAAGCGGCATTACGCAAGCTGCACTATCTCTACCTCTCACGGATATCGATGATTCTATCGCAGATTATAACGGCAAATGCCTCTATGAACTGGAAAAAATCGATAAAAAGAGAACTATCACTGCCCGGCTAAATGAATACTCAGCAGCTATCAATATCTATTATACCACAAAAGCTACAGCAGAACACCAGACAAAAGCCATGATCCTGCTGGCTGCTCTCCAAAACTATGATGCCAGAAGCATTATCTCAATGGAAACCATCAGGCTAATCATCAACGCCTCAGAATACCTCGCCACCAAATTTTCCCTGGTATTTGAAAATATTAATATTCCATAAACCGGCAGCTACCCTGGGAGCGGAAAGCTCCAGCTTTTCGTCTTACCAGTCACCAGTCACCGATCACGGCGACAAAAGGAGCAAATATGTTACCACAAACAATCAGAGATTTTATGAATCTCGATAGCGGAGTAGCAGACGCACTCATTAATGCTGCTATATCAGAAGCCAACCGTGAGCTTATCCGCAAAAATATCACGCCCGACGAAACAAATGAAGATCATCTCTCTGCACTCAAATACCTCTCTGCCTATTTCCTGATACCGCATCTCACCACTATCTCCGGTGATAAAGGCATCACCAAAGACATCGGATTCGGCGATAATGCCCAAAAGCTGATCTCAGATTCTGATGTGGAAAGACGCCAGGCGTTTTACTACAACCACGCTCTTAAGGTCATAGAAAATATAGTAAATACAGACTACCCCTTTGGCATAGACATCCCGGGAGATGCGACGTCCTCGTCGTAGATTAGATCATGGAAGTAAGTGAATTAACCGAAGAGATCAAAGCAATCATCCTGCCTGTATTAAACCGCATTGCGCTCGATATCCGCACTAATGCCATACGCATCATAGACAAAGAAAAGCTCGTATATACCGGCAAATTGCGACGCAGCATCCAGGCAAAAGTAAAATTAGATTCTGATGATCCTCACATCCTGGTATATGTGGCAGATGCCGGTGATATGAAGTATGCCAAATACATCCACGAAGGCATCAAGCCCCACATGCCACCCCTTGATCCTATCCGCGAGTGGGTGCGAAAAAAAGGACTCCACCGCTCCAGCTTATCTGCTGCCTGGAATGAGGCAAAAGCATCAAATAAAGGCAAACCACGCGCTGCCAAAATAAAAAAAGGTGATCTGGAAACCAGAGCCATAAATAACATCGCCTGGGCTGTGGCTATCGCTATGAAAAAGAAAGGTCGCAAACCCACGCCATTCCTTAAACTTGCCATCCAGATGGCTCTGGGAGCTACGACGTCCTCGTCGTAGAATTCTTGGAGCTAATACTATTACTTAGGTAAAAATGAAAAAGCCCGGATACTTTCCGGGCTGTATATCTCTTAATTTATTATCTCTTAATTCTCTTCAAGTTGCTTCAGCTTCTTTTTATCAGACCTTATTCTTTTTTTAGGCTCTTTAATATGCTCTTCAACTGCCAGATGCTCAGGTGTTTTGCCTGTATTATTTATCACCATATCTCTCACTTCTTTACCCACTTGCTTGTGAACTGCTTCCAATCTTGCCTGCCCCTGCACGTTATCAGACTTGATTTTTTCCTCCGTCATCACTGTCCTAAACTGGTTTGCAACCAGTTCCGCCCTGCCCATATGATCCAGCAGCTTCCCCTTGGAAATACCTCTTCTTTTGGCTAACTGCCAGTTATACATATTATACATACCCAGATAACCGGCATTTGTGAATTTTGCATAATCTGTTACTCCATGCTGTTTGGCTGTAGAAGACAATAGCTTATTATCTTCTTTCAGCTCTTCTCGTATACGCACTCGCTCAATATCATTACTGCATTCCTGATATCTCTCAAAGCTCCGAGTCATAGTTGCAAAATAAACCTGTGCCTCAGCAACCTCTCTCTTCCTCGGATCAGCATTCATAGCTGTCATATAACAAGCAAATCTGGTTAACCTATAGTCTTTCTTCCCATCTCGCTTTAAAAATATGACATTATCCTCATAAGGGATGTTAAGGCTGATCATTGCCTTGATAGCGCGGTCGATAGCTTTTTTAAATTTTACAAGATTATCATACCCTAAATGGTACATAAAATCACTGGCATACCAATACTGATCGCCATTGCTATTAACCGATAGCTCATAATCTTCATAATTAAATACAACTTCTAATTCTTCACTCATATCTAACTCCATTTATTAATATTTACTAACTGCATTGCCATTTTCCTGTCAACAATTTTCTATCTTCATGACCTCAATCTGACACAAAAAAATGCCCGGCTCTCTCACCGGGCTCTATATATCAATAAAATGTCTGCTATGTGCTTAATCCGGATGCCGCAAATAGCTGCTGCATGGCGCTGTTATATTCATCCACCAAGATCATCATAATATAACCGCTGCTTTCCGTACCGGCATCACTCTTCAATTGCATATCCTTATACTCCGCAAACGCACTCTGCAATACCTCCAGCCTCCCGATGATCTCAATTAGTTCCATCATCGCCTCCAAAGTTTAGCAATAGTTGCGTTCCCACTGCCTGCCTGTGCCCACCATAATGCGGCGGCTCATAACCCAGCTTCCTCAGTTCCTTTTCCACCACATGCACTGCTTCCCGGCTTATTCCCAAAATCTTCCCCGTCTCTCGCTGCGTCAGAGCATGCTCAGTGCGATATCTCACCACCTGCTGTACCATCTTAGGCAAAAACTGCAAAACGTCCTCAAATCGCAGTTTTGACCCCTCCTCTCGCTTACGAAAATAACCGTTCACCAGCTCTCGCTGCACCTGCCAGCTCATGTCATCCGTCAAACTCTTAACAAGCATCAAATAACCAGACTCCGTGAAGACGTTGATTTGAGTGATGTTAGAGCCTAACGAAATATTTTCGCAAGGCTTTTTACCCACTATGTTGTAATAATCTACATCCTTAATGAAATGTTTCCTGTTGTTTTGAAAGTTACGTGCAATGTGATTTTCTTTTTGATTGTGTACCCGGGATATGTCCTTAATAGTCACTACTCTCTGCCCTTGATATTCCCGAACCGGCAAAGTCTGTCCGTTGATGGTTAAATTCCTTTCCATCATTACCTCCGTGTTTATATGCAGAGAGCCGAGACTTGCATCGCTTACACGGAAGCGTCCAACGCTCACGCCATTGGAAGTCTCGGCTCATATAATACTTAGTTATACAAACACAAAAAAGCTGTCAGAGTCAGCTTTTCAACTCCCTTTGTATTGACGCCATCAAATACGCCAAATCCCGCAGAAGCTGTCAAGCATTTCTTTACCCTGGGAGCGGAAAGCTCCAGCTTTTCGTCTTCATCATTCCTCAATCTGCCCACTCAGCCAGTCAAAAAACTCCGCCATCTCGTCAATCTGCAGCCAGTAGTCAGACTTGTACTTCCCCTTGCGATAGTTCATTATATATTTCTTATCCAGCTCAGTTATAGTCTCCAGTTGTTCATCACTCAGCAGTCCCTGCATTTCCGCCAGATGCAGCCCATATCGGTTCTGCATATCCAGTTGCACCTCAATCTGTTCATAAAGCATGCTAAAAAAGAAATCCCGATATATGCTTATAGCTTTGCCAATATCTTCCGGCACATCGCCCCACTCAAAAACTTTCTCATCAGATTTCATAATACTGCTTCCTTTATATACTTTGCTGCTGCGCAATGCCTTTTGCAGCATCTTATCCAGCTTCTTTTCCTTCAGTTCAAAGCAGGTAATCAGATTCCCGTTAGATACGTCAACCAAAGAAAGCAGATAGTAGTCATCGCCGGCACTGGTGCGGCTGTAGCGCGAGCTCCACAACTGCAGATTCTGGCTGCTGCCGTCTATCACGAATATTAGATCACGCCCTGCTTTTTTGATATTATCCATCATCAGGTTATTATATCCGCTCATGCTCAGTCCCAGTTCTTCCCTGCCATGCCGCTGTGCATGATCACGCATCCTTGCCGAATTACTCCATTTTGCCATAGCAGCCTGCTTCAATAGCTCCTCTGCCTGCTTTCTGTCTATCTGCTCATTGTTATACAGCGTATTCTTCACCTCATCCTGCAGATTATCCGGCGAACTAAAGGGCACAAAAGTAGTCCGACAGTTATAGTGATACGGCGGCAGCATGGTGCCTATCTCACTGGTGGGCTTGCCATAGCTGGCATGCATCTGCTCTGCCGGCGGTGTGAGCTGGTTTTGCATCTGGCTGTCTGTATAGCCCTCTATCGGAAATATCCGCCCGTGCATCTGCCGGCAGATCTCGCTGGTGCGATCATCCAGATACGCCACTATCTGCACGCTCTGCACGCCGGCTGCCTGCATCTGCGAAAGGTTATCTTTTGTCACGCTCCTAAACCACGCTGTCTGCGAGGAAAACTTAAACTGGTCATAGGGGTTAAGTGCAGATTTATCACTCACCTTCCAGTCTTTCATCATCTCTTTATACATGGCAGCTATCCCGGGATCATCTGCCAGGATATCGTCGCATATCCTGGCAAATCCATCTCCGCCTGCTTCTGCATAAAGCCGGCGCTGGTCTGCATCAGAGAGCCCGTTTGCTCCCCGCATCTTAGCTATCTTCACCAGCGCCGCCAATTGCTTTGCATTCATTTACATCCCCCTGGGAGCTGCGACGTCCTCGTCGTAGTCTTCCCTTCCCCGGGAGCGGAAAGCTCCAGCTTTTCGTATCTTACATTCCACCATTCACTAATCACTATACACCAGCCACTAAGTTAGATTGCACTAAAATTCAGCGTCACCGTCTCCCACTCGCCATTCTCATTCCGCTGCCGGAAATTGAAATACTTGCGGGTATTGGTCACCTTAATGGCATCGTCTATCAATTGCATAGCTTCCTGCCAGTCAGGATTATCTATTGCTATCTGCTTTAGTCCCAATATCTGACGCACATCCACCTTGCCCTTATTATCCACTCTAAAGGCTCTATTCACCAGCAGCACCAGATCACGCCCGGAGTTCTTAACCAGTTCCTTTATATAGTTATCGATCTTCTGCTTGGCAATCTGCAGCCTCTCATCAAATTCGATGTTCTTTGATATCTTGATCTCAATGCTCCGCTCTCCGCTAAAGTCCAAGAGCTGCGCATTGCCCTGCCATTTCTCGCCATACTTATCTGCTACCTTATCCAGGTATGCACTCGTCTTCTCTCTGATAGTTTCCTTCAAATTCTCCAGCTCTTTGTGCAGCTTCTGCACATCTTCAAATACTTCCGTCACCATCTCATCCCGAAGCCGGTCATGCTCCGGAATATACTTTCTGGGCACGTTCATGCCCTCGGCATCCACCCAATATACCGTCCTGCCTTCTCTTACTTCTTTTGCCATAATTGCTCCTTTTGTCTTTATTCACCTGGGAACTAAGACGTCCCCGTCGTAATAAACTTGATCACAAATCCCAGTTGTCTGTTCTTCAACTGATAAATGCTCTCTTTTTTCCAATGTTCTAATAAGCCTTTCAGCTTCTTTCTTGCCTTGTCGTTTTTGCACAAATGCAGGATGTAGCGGATATTTGCCGGGTCTTCCACATATACCTTGATGCCAAATAGTCTCCGCAGGATCACAGAGAGATCATAGCCACTGGAGCGTGACAGACTGCTCCACCGGATTGCCGGCTGCAAGCTCTTCAAATTGTCATGAAGCTCCTCTGCATCCCAGCCCCGCAGCATAGATTCCTGCCACACAAGTCCTATTGCCTTACTACGGCTGATCTTAGTTGACATCTTTCCTACGCTGACAGTTAACCTCAAAGGTCTTTAAGACTGTTCCACACTTTTCACATACCCGCTCGCGCATCACTCCGCCAGGCAAATTAACCGTCCGCACTACCCGCAATCTTCCGCCACATCGCTTGCATTTCATGTACACACTCCTTTAGCCGATCTTGCGTATCCTGCCGCTGGCTTTTGATGATGCTCTGTTTAACGCCTTTTCCAAGCCGCTCAGCTCAAATCTACGCTGGTCGATCATCTTCTTCAGCTTCCTGATCCGTGCCGTCAGATCACTGCGTCGCTTACCAAGTTCACTGTTCTTGATCTGCTGCGCCACTTCCTGCTTCTGGCTCTCCAGATTCTGAAGCCCTGCATACAAATCCTTCACTTCTTCTTTCCACTCGCTTGCAATCTCTTGCAAATCCATACTAACCTCCTTGTTATTCTATCCTGGGAACTACGAGCTCCAGCTCGTAGCCCTCTTTTTTC